GCAGATACTGAACAATAACGCCGGTGCGTTTGGTGTCATCTTTGCCGGTATTACTACGGCTATTACCTGGTACTACAAGCGTAAGGATGATCGTCGCCGCCTGGAATTGCTGGAGCTCCAAGTGAAAGCAGGCCAGGCCTGTCAGTCTGATGAGTAGGCTGTATCTAGTTCTGGCGCTTGCAGGGCTGCTCGGTGGCCTGATCTGGGCGCTGATGACCATAGGCGAGCTGAAAGCTGAGGTCCGTCAATCTGAACAGGCCATCATCAACCTGAACCAGACAATCCAAGAAGAGCGCGCACGCTATGAGCAGACCGACCTCATGCTGGCAGAAACTGCCCGGCAACGAGCTGATGAAACTCGGAGGGCTGGTCATCTGGCTGATCAGCTGCGTGCTCAGGCTGATACAGACCCCTGTCTTGATACTCGCATTGGTCCTGATGTTGTTGAGCGGGTGCGCCAATACCGAACCTACCCCCCAGTATCTTTACCGGGCAGTGCCCAGGGTGTGGACTGACACGATTGCTGAACCTTCCCTGGACGGCACGTATGGCGCGTATATGGCGCGATGCGAGTTGTTCATCAAGCAGTGCAACGCCGACCGGGAAAGCGTCAGGCGGTGGTCTGATGAGGCTGATGGCGCAATAGACGGGGCCCCTGGCACCCCCTAAACACCGCGGGGCAGGCGCAACCACGCGGTTTTCGGCAAATTTTCGGGCCTATAGGGCCGCCACCACCACCTTGCTCAACCCCGCATGGTTGCTGAAATTATAGGTGGCGGAGGTGGCGGTTTCGCAGGACTTATAACATGGGTGATATCAGCAGGATAGAAGAGGCATATTCCTGGAATATCACGCGGCTGGCCGAGGCATTTGGCTTGCACAGGGGTACCGTTCGCCAGAGGCTAAACTCTGCGGGGGTTGTTCCTTCAGGCGTCAGGAATGGCGCAAGCGTGTATGCACTACGTGACGTAGGCCCAGCGCTTTTTTCTGAGCACTTCATATCCGGCTCCAATCCCGACGATATGACGCCGACCGACAGGAAGGCGTGGTATCAATCCGAAAAAGAGCGCATCGGCATAGAAAGAGAAATGCGCCTTCTGATCCCTGTCGAAGAAGTGCACAGGGAGATGAGCAGGCTTGCCAAGACTGTAGCCAATGGGCTCGACGGGCTGGCGGATATGCTGGAGCGAGATGCTGGCTTGTCGCCAGAGGCCGTGGAGCGAGTGGAGCGCGTCACAGATCTCATGCGTGAGCAGCTTTATCAGGCGGTTATCGAAGAGGATGCTGATGAGTAGCTTTGGTAGTGCTCCTCGGTTGCGACTCGACGTCGCCGAGCTGATTCGAGCGCCGCGAAGGGTGCCTGTTAGCCAGTCAGTTTCCGAGCTGATGAAGGTGACCAATACGGACGGCACGGTATCCGATTGGGATCCATCGCTTACGCCCTACATGGTCGAGCCGCTAGACACTATGGGTAGTAGGCGCTTTGACGCTGTTGTGTTTGCTGGCCCGGCTCGAACTGGCAAATCAAAAGCGCTGGTGGATGGATATGTGGCTCACAAAATCGGTTGTGACCCCGCTGATGGGATCATTGTCCAGATTAGTGAGGAGAAGGCTGCAGAGTACAGCAAGCTCCAGATTGACCGCATGATCCTGAACTCACCAAAGCTGCGCAGCAGAATGAGCCCGCGAGGCCACGACAATAACGTACATGACAAGATTTTCAGGGCAGGGAACTACCTTGGAATCAAGTGGCCATCAAAAAACATACTGTCCAGCTCAACCTACAGTTACGTCCTGATAACGGATTTTGACCGCATTATTGAGGACGTGGGTGGCGAGGGTGACGCCTTCACGATGGGGGCGAAGCGTAGCCAAACTGTGGGTTCAAACAGAATGACCCTGGCGGAAAGCTCGCCTGGCCGAGAAATTGTAGATCCAGAATGGAAGCGGCCAGCAGACCGTCCTCACATGGCACCTCCGACAACCGGGATACTGGATCTATTCAATTTAGGCGATCGGCGGCGCTGGTATTGGCAATGCCCACACCAAGGCTGTCGCGAATGGTTTCAGCCAATATTTGAGCATTTCAATTTCTCAAGCCGGAGGGTGTTTTGCCCCCATTGTGGATGTGAAATCGATCCAGAACTGAAGCGGGCGCTTAACCAGCACGGTCGCTGGATTCCAGAAGGGTGCCAGTTAACACAGGATGGTGTGCTGGTTGGTGATCCTCGCCAAACAAGGATTGCCAGTTTCTGGATGGAAGGGCCTGCTGCTGCCTATCAGAGCTGGGCAAATCTGGCTGAGGCCTACGAGATGGCCGAGGAGTCTTACAACTCAACCGGCAGCCAGGAAAAGCTCAAGACCACGATCAACACCGACTGGGGCCGGCCCTACCAGTACCGCAAAGCCGAGAACGCTCGCAGCCATGAAGTCTTGCAGGAGCGCACCGAAAAACTGGGTGAGCGCGTGGTTCCACATGGCGTCCGCGCATTGTTCGGATCAGTGGACGTACAGGGCGGCAAGAAGCGCCGCTTTGTGGTGCAAGTGGTTGGCTACGGTGAACACGGGGAGCGCTGGCTGATAGACCGCTTCAGTCTGCGAAAATCCGAACGCAAGGACGAAAACGGCGAACTGCGCCGTATCGACCCGGGCGGCTACATCGAAGACTGGAACCTGCTGATCAGCCACGTCATCAGCCGTAAGTACCCGCTTGCCGATGAGTCTGGCCGTGAAATGCCGGTGCTGCTGACCGCCATCGATACCGGCGGTGAAGACGGCGTGACCGAGAACAGTTACCAGTTTTACCGCGCACTGCGCCGGCAGAGCCTGCACCACAAGGTCATGCTGGTGAAGGGTGGCAGCACCCGCAACGCACCGCGTATGCGCGAGAGTTTCCCAGACAACTCCGGCCGAAAGGATCGACACGCATCCAGCCGCGGCGATATCCCGCTCTATCTGCTGAACACCAATCTGATCAAAGACACGATCAGCAACGCGATGGAGCGTACCGAGCCGGGCCCGAACTTCTGTCACTGGCCGGACTGGCTGGGGGAATGGTTCTTCGAGGAGCTGACCTACGAGCAGCGCAGCCCAGACGGCAAGTGGAGCAAGCCCGGCAAAGCGAACAACGAGGCGTTTGACCTGATGTGCTACGCCGATGCCGCCGCAACCAAGAAGGGCTACGACAAGATCAACTGGGACGCACCGCCACCTTGGGCCCGCGACTGGGACAACAACACCGAGATACAGGCTGACGGCATCCGATCAGCTACCCGCAAATCCACAGCGACACCGCCTGCAGAACGCAAGCGTCGCAGAACCAGAGGCAGGATAGGTTGATGGCCTACACCCAAGACGACTTGATCAGCATCCGCGAAGCGATCGCCACCGGGGAAAAGCAGGTCACCTTTGCCGATGGTAAGTCCGTTACCTATCGCTCGATTGATGAGTTGATGAAGGCCGAACAGATCATTAGCAAGCACCTGGAAGCCGCTGCCGGTCGCCGACCGCGCCGGGCCTTCCGCATGAACGTAAGCAAAGGGGTCTGATATGGCGAACCCATTTACCCGGGCGGCATCATGGGTGAAAGGCCGGTTCAAGGCTCAGGCATACGAAGGCGCTACGCACGGCCGCCGTGCCTCAGGCTGGAACGCCCCCGCCAGTGGTCCGAACCGAATCCTGAACTCTGCACTCAACACCCTGCGCAGTCGAAGCCGTCAGGCGTACCGCAACAACGCATGGATCCGCCAGGCGATTGACCGCAACGTCTCCAACGAAGTCGGCACCGGCATTGTGCCGATGTTCGAGAGCTCGGATACGGCATTCAACGAACGCCTTGAGCAACTGTGGTTGCCGTGGACTGGCCAGAGCTGCGCCGATGGTTCGCTCGACTTCTACGGCCAGCTGGCGCAGGCAGTCCGCTGCCGCCGCACGGCAGGCGAGGTGTTCATTCGCGTTCGGTATCGCCCGTTTGCCTGGGGCCTTACCGTCCCGATTCAGTTGCAGGTGATCGAGCCAGACCATGTACCACTCACGCTGAATGAGACCCTGCCCAACGGCAACAAGATCATTGCTGGCAAGGAGTACACCGCTCGGGGCCGTCTCGCTGCCGTGTGGATGTATCCCGAGCATCCTCAGGACAATAGCACCGCAACGCTGAACCAGCTGATCCGTGTGCCGGCTGACCAGATCATTCATCACTATCTGCCGTTGCGACCGGGGCAGGTACGAGGCGAGCCGGATATTGTGCCGGCCCTGCTGCGGGCTCATACGTATGACCAGTACGAAGACGCCGAGCTTGTCAGAAAGCAAACGCGCGCGCCGTTCACCGGCTTCCTGCAGAAAGAGTTCAAGGGCGAAGACGACTGGGCATTTGACCCGATTACTGGTGAACCGTTGAGTGACGATGCGGATGTGCCAGAGATCAACGCCGAGCCCGGAACGATCATCAGCGGTTCAATCGGCGAAAAACTGACTCTGTTTGATGGTGATAGCGCAGGCGTTGGATACGGTGAAGTACAGAAGCATCAATTACTGGCAATCGCCGCTGGCGCCAAGTCGCTGTATCAGCTGATGACCGGCGACTGGGATGGGGTCAACGACCGCATCTACCGCGCCATGATTCAGGAGTACCGCCGTGAAATCGAAATGGCGCAGGACCACCTGGTCATTCACCAGATCTGCGAGCGTGTGGCGTTCTGGTTTACCGACCAGTGTGTTGCCACCCGACTGGTCAGCGCTGCCGGTTACGCCGACCGCTACGATGACTACAACAAGCGCGACTGGCGAACCCACCGCTGGCCGCATATCCACCCGACTCAAGACGTGAACGCCACCGTGACCGAGATCGAGAACGACCTCGAATCACTGGATGCCGCCGTTGCCAAGCGAGGCTACCGAGCCAGCGAAGTGCAGCGCAAGAACGTCGACGCCCGCCAACGCAAACGCGACCTGGAACAGCAAGCAGGTCTCCAACCTGAAGAGGTATAACCATGCCATGGTTTAAAGCACAGGCCACCGGAGACCGGACGGCCAAGGTCATTATTGACCGCGCAATCGGCTCCGACTGGGCGCCGGACTGGATTCAAGATTGGACCGGCGAACAGCCCGCCCGTGACTTCATTGATGCCATCGAAGCCCTGGGCGAACTGGATACGATTGACCTGGAGCTGAACAGCCCCGGCGGTGACGTGGCCAGCGGCATCCGCATCATGAATTACCTGCGCAACCACAAGGCCACTGTAAACATCACCGTGACCGGTCAGGCGGCCAGTATCGCCACTGTCATCATGATGGGCGGTGATACCCGCACCATGGGGATCGGTACCACGCTGATGGTGCACAACCCGGCAGGCTGGATGGCTGGTTTCTATACCAAGGCCGAGATGGAAGAAATGGCCGAAGCGATGGGGCGGATCGAGGCTGCGATAATCGAGGCTTATGTATCCGGCACCGGTAAAGACGCTGACGAGATCAAGCAGCTCCTCGATAAAGGTGACACCTACCTGACCGCCGATGAAGCGATTGAATGGGGCATAGCTACCGCCAAGCACGACAGCCTGAAAGCGGTTGCGTGCGCCGATCCCAAGCAGTTCAAACAGCAGCTGCAGATGCAGGGCAATATCCGCGCTGCCGAACAGATGGCCGAAGCCGCACAGGCACAAGCCAACAGTTTCAAAGCTGAGCTCGACACACTTCAAGCATCACATGAACAAGTGCTGGCCGAACTCGACGCCTTCAAGAACCCGGTTGCAGCCACTGCCGACGACATCATTGCCCGCTGCGCTGAAGCCGGTTTCGAAGCGCTGGCCGTTCCGATGGCTCAGGCAAAGCTGCCGATGGCTGCTGTTGAGCAACGCCTGAAGCTGGCCGCCGAAATCAAGGACGTGGCCAAGGCATCCGGCATCGAAGCTGGCGCACTGATGGCGCACCTGGACAACCCGATTCAGATGCTCGGGGTTGCTGTGGCCGAGGCGAAAGCCCTGGTTGATCAGGATCTCGACAATCACACCAC